CTCACTTGACAAACCGCTTATTAGGCGGCTAACCGAGAAGAGGCATCCTTGTGGACGCTCTCCGTAGTGCCACGAAAGTCGTATGTCGTCCGCCAGCCAACCCAACTGCTTGCGCAGAAGGATTCGCTGACGGCGACATACGTTCTACCCCTCAACTCATACCCACTTCCTGGGTCTGAGTGAGTTGACTCATCAGAAAGGAGGTCATTAGCTCTATCGAGCGTATAACGTCTCCCCTGACGCGTGCGAAGCGATTCCGGGTCCACACTCTTGCTTCTTGCGAAGTAGAGGGCGTAGGCCGTCGGAACGTCAGTTAGAGAAACCTTTACTGGTTGCTCTCTGACGCTTCTGTACTGCCATCCTTCCCAGGATGGTTCTGCAGAGAATCGCTGTGGACAGGCTTCATCGAACTCTGCGATGATGTGGCCGTCCCCGCAGCCCTCCGGTCCATAAAGACGGAGGTGTGGAGGTAACCTAGCAACCAGCCGACTGTGAAGATCGTTAAGAGCACGCCAACAACCATCAGAACGATGGTCATGTGCGTGTCCGCGAGTCTCACGAAGAAGTGACTCAAGCCTTGCTTGGATCCTTCGGATTGAGTTGATTGCATAGAAAACCCTCACAAGTCTGCGACCGATCTTCTCTTTTAGGAAGATGGGACGCACAGGTAGACCCTGAAAGAAGTCAGATCCGCAGCTCTCATAGAAGCATCCGTCCTTGTAGGACTTAGATGCATTCACGGAAAAGCCGCAAACCGACAAGACCTCGGTTAGAAGGTCGTACGCCTCCCGGGGAACGATTATGTCATCCCCGTACACGTGCAGGTTACCCTGCGTGGAGTAAGAGATCCCGAGCTCCCTGCATGTCGCGACTGCGACAGCGTAGAAGATTAGGGTCTCAAGCTCAAACGTGTAGGCATTACCCATGCTAGAGAATTTCTGGAAGCGATTCCAGGTTCCTTTGTATAGGTAATTTGGGCATCGAAAGGTATCGAGAAAGTCGAACCAGTCGATAGGGACCATCTCCATGATGAAGTGATACGAAATCGTGTCACTCGCCGAGGAGAGATCGATCGTCGATAACCCTGAGAAGTAAGCCTTTTGGGC